GAAGTAGCACCAATATCCGCAAACTTCGGAGCGTTCAAAATGTCTGAGTAAAAAGTCTGGTCGCCTGAACTTGGCACGTAGTTGAAAAGCTGAACGCCTCGAATGTAGCCATCCCATGTATTCCCAATACCAGCTCCATTTCCAAGAGTTATACTCGAACCTACATCTGTATCTCTTGTGCCTGTCGGCCCACTACCACCTTCAGTTAGTCCACTTCCAACTGTATATTCAGTTGCTATTCCTGCAGCTGTTGTAACAGTTATTGTAGGATTATTGATAATAGCACCACTATCATAAGTTATCGCTACATGACTCCACGCATTTAAGGGTATTACAGCAGCATCAGTTGTCCAATAGCCATCACTACCAGAAAAGAAATAGTAAAATCTGAGTTTTACATAATTAGCGTTTTCTGCCAACACATAAAAGTTCCATGTTACCTTTTCAATCATATTGCCCTCATTACCTTCTCCATCACTCTTTGGATAAATCCAGAATCCAGCATAACCACCATCTTCCCAAATGTTTTGTATCTTTGCATTGTCTGTAATCCTTCCTCTTGTAGCAGCACCGTCAAATTCATAATAGTTGAAGGCGGCTGGGTCGTTTTGACCGAGTGCAGGAAAAGCACCGTTGTTCGTTCCGTGTGCAGAAGCTGGTCCGATATCGGCTTCTTGATAATATGTTTCTGCTAACAAACTTCCGTTTGTCCATGTTGTCGGAGTTGTGCCACTTGCTTTAAATGTTACGCCTGAAGCATTTGACGAAGCACCAATATTTGTAAAGTTATCACCAGCAACAAAATTGCCAATTACATAATATTTGCCGATTGTTAAAGTTCCCGAAGTTACTGCTGTATTTGTTTTTACGTACTGTTCGCCGAGTGGATAAAACGAACTCAAAGAAGCAGTTATCTCAGAGTTTTGCACTTGTCCGAAACAAATCGCTCCGAAAAATATTGGTGTTAGTACGGTAATTAAAGCTATTATTATTGCCTGTTTTAGCTTTCCGTTTTTCATAGTATTTATAATTTTATTGTTTTAAATTTCTTATAGTGCAATTACAGCCGTGAATATACCCCATACAGTTCCTGATGACACTACCCTGTAGATATTCACACCTCCGGCATTGTCATCAATAATAGCACTCCATCCTGTTCCTACAGTTGCGGGAGTACCAAAAGCAGCATCCAGTTCAGCATCAGTTGGTGGATTACTTACATTAGTAGTATATACCTTAACTACCAATCCGTTTGTTGTTAGTATGTCTGAAAAATACCCAGTACCACCAACTGTTAGCGTTCCTTCAGATGGAGTAACATCATTTATTCCTACATTACCAGTACTATTAATGAGCATTCTCACTGTATTAGCTGTTTTTATGGTCAATTGGTCACTCCCATCTCTTGGATAAAATCCATATTGAGCTTCTATCATATCCACAGCCCCATAACCTGCCGAAAATAATACATGTCCCGATACAGCTCTAATATTTCCCGCAACCTCTAAAGGATAAGCTGTGGGAATCCTCCCAACTCCAAGTTTCCCCGTAACATTTACATCATCAGCAAACGAGCCACCACCCGTTGAAATTAATGTGTCAACAGTTAGCGTTCCCGCAACAGTCATGTTGTTTAGTACGGTTAAATCCCAAAGCGTTAAACTATAAGCTGGTCGTATTACCTGAGAATTTGCACCCCAAAAAGCAAGTAATCCAATTAATAAAATAAGTAGTTTTTTCATAATATATTTTTTATCTGTTTTAACATTTCAAATATCTCTTTCATTGCGTTGTCTGAAACAATTTCAACACCCTCGAACCATGTCGAATTTTCTGCTATTTCTTTTAAGTGTTTCCAATCAGCTTTTTCAAGTTTAATCTCATCTTTGCACGCTTTTAAACTATCAATTAAATCCATTCTTTTTTCAATCATTCCAAAATTAAATCCTTTTGTATCGCCTTTGCGGACCATGAAAAGAATTGCATTTTTAAAATCATTTTCATTTTCATTTTTACTGAGTTTTATAAACTCGAATTTTTTGTTTTTCAGTGCTTTCATTTTTTTGGTTTTTTCGGTTTATGGTGCTGCAAAACTTAATTCGTGTTCAACTCCATCACCAGATTGAAAATACAGTTTATTATCTGATTTTGTATATATTGCGCCCATTGTTGCTATTGGTGTTGGTGTTGTTATTTCTGGTAAATGAATTGCTGCAATATTTCCATCTTCAACCATTCTGCAAGCCTCTTGTCCACCTACATAAAATAAAAGTACATCAGAATTTGCTTGCTGAATATAAGTATTACCACCACCATCAAAATATAATTTTTTAGCAGTTTGTAAAACAAGACCATTAGTATCAATATGTAATATCGTTGAACTTGAAACCTGAACTTCTGTTTTTGCAATAGCGTCAATATAAATATCACCCGCAACGGCTCGCATGACAGTATCAGTGCCATCGAAATAGAAAAATAAATCACTACCAGTACCAAGAATCAATGCTTTGTTATCTTGAAATTCAAGTCCTGTTGCAATTAATTCACAAATTAATGTACTGTTGTCATGAAATTGTAAGTTACCAGTTCCGTCATGATTTATTATTGTATTACTTGCATCGTGAAATATTTGAGTGTCTGCACCCGTTCCGATTCTGAATTTACTATTATCTTTTGATAGAAACGAAGTTGAATCATAAACAAAATTATCAGTGCCATTATTTTTTAATATTAAGCTATTTCCAAGAACATCAAAAATTGTATCAGTACCGTTTGAATATATTTTCCCATCGTTTCCAGTACCGAAATCAATATAATTATTATCAGGTAAAAACATTCTTTTATTAGTTATTCCACCAGTTCCCTGAGATGTTGCAATAAAACTGCAAACAAGTTCAGCAGCTACATTAATACGAAAACCGATTGTCGTGCCGTTTGTTGATTGTGAAGTAACTGCTTGGTCAACTATCGTAACTTCGCCTGAATCGGGTTGAATATATAAACTTGAGATTTCGACAGGCATTCCAAATTGAATAGTGCTTTCTTCAGTGATTTTTAAAATATTAACTGTATTACCATCAAAATCATCAGCAGTAAACCAAGTATTGTTTTCTAAATTACTGAGCATAAAAGTTGTTAATGCAACACGCCTGGAAATATTAGTATCACTGTTTGCTAATTCAATCCAGTCATTTGTGTTTACTCCTGATTGTTGTGTTAATTCTGTTATCTTTTGATTAGCCATATTTCATTTTTTTTAAGCATTAGAATAATCAACTATTCTAAAATCGCCATCTTCTGTTATTCTGAAATCTTCATCAGCTTCAGTGATTCTATAATCAGGTTGGTCAGGGTTTAGGATTTCTAACATTGTACCATTCCAAATATTTGATTTTGGTTGATATGTTACGGTGTCCCAAATAAAAAACTTATCAAAATTTTCAGTGTCTTTTACAGTTGATAAAAAAGACATTGTGTTTTGATTGCGTTCTAATATTTCGCACATCACCCTTTCTTTTTGAAGCAACCGAACCTCAACAATATTTTGAGCTAAATGATTTATTAAAGTATCTTCATCGGCATCACCCTTTTTTAACCAAAGCGTAGAGAGTGAAAGTGCTGAATCTGCATATTTTATATAACCATTGTAAGTGTTCCAACTGTTTTTAATTCTTATTTGTGTTGACGTTCTTTCTGTTCGTGTTCCGACAAGTCCAAGCGTTAATATGTCACCAAACTTTAATTCTTTTTTTGGCATCTGTAAAGTGCTGTTTTCATTAACAATATCTTTAACACTTGCAATTTCTCTTATCGGTGTTTTTGAACCACGTTGACCAATAAACTGAATTATAATATCATCAAAAACAGAACCATTTTCAGAAGCATACAATCTAAGTTCCATTGTTGCCGTTCCATCGGTTTCAATATCAGGTATCGGGTCAAATGAAAATTCAAAAGTAGAAAATGGTAATTCTCCAGTAGGTATTGTTGGTGAAAATGTTACAAATTTTTGTTCATTCTTAAACCATGCACCAAACTTAGCACTTCCAGTACTTGATTTGTTTTCAAAAGTCCAAAAATAATTACCTTTTATAACTCTAAGCTGAATTTTAATATCATCAGCATCGCCCTTTTTTGTACCATCATTATATGAAAATCCAGAAAATGCACAATGACCATAAAACCCACCTGGCTCGACTGTTATTTGATTAGAACGTAAATATTGTGTATTTTGAAATTCACCTTTTATTAATATATATTGATTTGATTCAGTTTCTTTATATCCTAATGGTGTATTTAACTCCCTATAATTTCTTCTTATATTTGTTGGTCTTAATGTAAAGCCACGATTAAGAACAAATATTTCTGTTCCTCTTTGTGGTATTCGTTCACGAACCCAATTTGTAAAAGTTCCTTTGTTATCAACTTCCCATGATTGAAATTGACCACCGATAATCATGTTCGTTTTCTTATCGTATTCCTGAACAATGTTTAATTGCTTATAACTATCAATAGTGTCAAATGAAGATGAATGATTTATATAAACACTTGCAGGGTCTGTCGAAGCGTCTGTTAATGTCAATATTGGATTTATTGAACTGTTAGATGAATAAACTCCGAGATATGTAAACACCCTGTAATCCATCGCTGCTTCCTGTTCTTTTATTCTTGTTATCCACCAAACACCATCACGTTGGAATATTCTTGCACCAAAAACAGAAAGTATGTCATGAATAACAGTTTTGCAGTCCGTTGGTTCATAAAGTCCTGTTTCTGAGTTTATGTATTGTAAGTTTTCACCAAGCCAACGATTCTGATTAATTATCGCTTGAGCAAATGGGTCATCAGTATCAGCTTTATCCATGTTTGTTTCAAACAAGTTATTTGCTGAATGAATATTTAATTCTAATCCTGTTCTTTGCAGTGCTTCAGATATACAAGCCATCATTGTTGCTTCACCAAAATAAGGTATTCTGTTAATTACTTGGTCTGAACGTATTGCATAATCGTAATTATCTAAAGTTCCAAGTTGGTCTGAACAACGAATAACAACTGGATAAGGTGGTGGGACAAGTGGCTCACTAAATTTTTCAGGCAAAACAAAACCACTCCAATATGTTGAACCTGCACGGGTAATAACAACTTTTACACCACGACCATCATTGGTATGTAAATCTATAAAATTATAATCACTTTCAGACATTAATGTTAATAAACATTCAGAACCGTGTAATGGTTTAAAATAATCATCCTTACCACCCCACGTTATTTTAAAAGGCTCACGACCTGCGTTAATATCATTTGACGAACCAGCGTAATTAAGTTTAAGAATTGAAATCACCCATGAAACACCGTCCCATGATTCAAATTCCATTTTATATTTTTCGCCGTATGCCATTAAGTTGTTCTATTTAAAAATTCAGCGTGTTTTTTGTTTGATAAATAGATTGCATCAAATCCGATTCGAGCAGTTAGTTCTTGTTTGCCGGAAAACATTGATTTCATTTGTGATTGATTAAATACAAATTCACCACCAGGCGCATCGCCAACCATCGCAAGGGTTGGTTGTGGAACGAATCCACCACCTGCAAAAGAAGGAACTATTGAATTAAACAAAGCAGCAGCAGCACCACCAGCAACAGCACCGAAAGCAATATTCAAAGGAAATGGAAGTGGTGTTTTAGCAAGTGCATCGGCAACAACTTTTGCAACACTCTGAGCAATCCAAATACGAATTACTTTTCTTGCTGCATTGCCTGTTTCTTTTACAAAGTCTTTCAACCCTGCTTCGCTTTCACCAAGTCCCTGTGTTACTTGGTCTTTGAATAATTCAAAAGCATTGCCAACCTCAAAAGCCTTTTCCCCGAGTCCATCCATTAATGATGTCATGTTTTCAGTACCACGTTCAGCATCAGCAAGTCCTGGTGCTGTAATACCAAATTCTTTGGATTCTTTGGTTTCTTCCTCGACTTTCAATGTTCCAAGCTCTTTCAATCTATTGATTTCATTTTGAATAGCTATTGCTTTTCTATTCCTTGCTGCAATTTCATTCTCAGTTGAAGCAACAGTTTCATTTATTTTTTCAAGTTCTTTTTCTTTTTGACTTATTAAATCTGTTGCTTGAGTTGTTTCTTTTTCTCTTTCTGCGATTAATGAAGTAATTAGATTTATTCTATCACTAAGATTTTGTATTTCATCTAATGTTGCTTGATTTAATATTAATTTCCCTTCGTATAATTCTTTTTGCTTCGCCCTTACTAATTCAAGCGCTTTTAAGTGTGTTTTTAATTCTTTTGTTGTTAGCTTTTCATAAGATTTACGAAGACTACCAAGTAATTCTTCACGCCTTCTTAACGCTTCATTTGTTTTGGAAATTTGACTTTCAAAATCTTCATCGGCTTTTTGTGCGTCTTTTGTTCTTTTTCTAAAAAATACTAAAGCAGCGACAACAGCCGAAATTCCAGTTAATAAAAGACCAAGTGGATTTGTTGCTGTTGCAATAGCAAAAGCCCTAATTGCAGCGATTGCTTTTGGAACAAAAACAATAAGTTTTTTAAAGCCACTGACTGCGGCAGAAAGTGAAATTCTTAAAGAAGTAAAAGCAATCACAGCCTGTTTGATTGGCGCAGGAATGTTTTTAATAATAGATACTATTTTTGTAAAAACATTTATTAGTTCAGTCAATACAGGAAGTATTGATATTGCAAGTTTCTGAAATGTTAGCCTAAGGCTATTAATGGCAATAGTAAATTCTTGTTTTGTTGTGTCAGAAGTTCTTTTAAAACCAGCATCCAGAAGTTCTTGTTCTTTAATTATGTTTTTAGCGATTTTTAAATATTCCTCTGACTGTGCGCCAGCAGTACCAAGAATTGTTGCATAAGCACGAACATCTGGAATCACTGCTTTTAGTCCGATTTCATTACCCTTGAACGCCTCAACAAGACCAACCATTGCTTTTGCAAGACCTTTTTCTTTTACTTCTTGCCTTAACCCCGCAAGCGTCATACCAACACTTTTAAGCGCATCTTCAACATCTGGCGAAGTGCTTAAAAGTCCATTCATTACACCACGTAATCCCACAACAGCTTCAGCAGAATTAACACCAAGCCTTGAAAATGTTGCTATATTTGCACCAACCTCTTCAAATGAAATACCAAGCTGTGCAGCAATACCAATCACACGACCTAACGTGGGTGCAAGTTCTGATGCTTCAAGATTACCCTCACGAACAATGGCAATTAATGTTTCTGTTGCTTTGGCAGCATTTATGTTCTCAGAACCATACGCCTGAATTACAGCGGTTAATGATTTGGCGATAACTTTTGTATCACCAAGACCAATAACTGCTGCTTTTGCAGAACGCTCTAATACCTCAAGTGCTTCAGCACCACGAAGACCAGCAGACGTAACAGTAAACAGCGCATCAGCAAGCTCTTGTGTACTGCGACCTGAGACCCTTGAAAGTGCTTCAACTTGGTCTTTCATCCCTTCAACTTGACTATTTGTTAACCCAACTAATGTTTCAAGTTTAGTAAATGCTGCTTCGATTTCAATAACAGAGCGAACCATTTGCGTGGCCCAACGAGTAATAGCACTAACAGCAAAAACACCAGCAAGTGAAGTACCGAGTTTTTTTACAATACCACCAAAGGATTTGAGCTTTTTTTCAGATTTATCAATGCCCTTGTCTAAGCCTTTTGTTTTGGCTGTAAACTTTACAAATATCTCGCCTATTCTACCCATTTAAACTATCTCTGTATCGTTGTGTTTTTTCAAACTTTTTTCGCATATATAATGCTGCTTTATTCTTTTCTTGTTTTTGTTCTTCTGTCAGTTTTGGTCTTGGTTTTAAACTTTCCAGGTATTTATTAAATGGTTTTACACTTCCCTTTTTCTGATGTGGTTGCATAAGATTCCAAACAACCCAGTGATATTTTTCAAAATCCCGTTCATGTTGTTTAAAGTAACCTTTGCTTTTCCAGTTGTATTCATCCCATCTTAAATTTAAAAACTCTTGTTTAGTAAGTCCAAGTTCACCAACAGCAAAAGAAAATAAATCATTCCAAATTACTTTTCTTTCTTCTGTTCGTTCATCATTTCCCCCACCGTCCTGCCCTGAATTTTTGCCTGTAACATAGCCTCAGTTAGCTTATCGTAATCACTTTTTTTCATGTTACGAATTAGTTTCTCGCATTTATCTTTTGTTAATTTAATACTCTTTTTTTTCGTAAGACAAGCATTAATGTAAGCACCATAAATTAGGTTGATTAATAAATCCATTTCATTATCAATTTCACCAAGTTCATGCAACTCGCATTTCAACTCATCACAACAAATAAACCAAGCATTGATGGTAAACAAAAAATTGTAGGTTTTCAGTTTGTGCTTTATTGTTACCATCGTTTTTTAAAGTTTTGTTTCGTTAACTACTCCCGTTAATTGAATGTCAACCGAGTATGAAGCTACATCGTTTTTCGGACCGTTTACTGTTACACCTGAAATTAATCCAGTACAATAAAACAAATCTACGTTTGTTGTTCCTTCACCCCATATTACTGTCGCTGATGCTTTCGCTTGCAATAGTGCGATTATATCATTTCCACCCATTGTTTGCGATGGGTCATATAATCCAGTTGCCGTAATCGTTCCGCCCGTTTCGCCTGCCATGTATTCTTTAGCAGCAGATGCCGAAGATTTTGTGGTCTTATCCAGCATATCGGCAGCCATACTCATTGACGTATCAGTTTCGGCTGCTATATACGAAGCGTTAATTTTTAATTGAATATCTGTTCCTGTTTTTAAAGCCATATCGTTTTAATTTTTAAATTGAATCCTCTACAACAACACCTGTAATTTGAATGTCTACTGAATAACTTGCAACGTCATTTTTTGGTCCGTTTACAGTCACGCCAGAAATAAGACCTGAACAAGTAAATAATTTTACTGCTGTTGTTGCTTCACCCCATACGATTGCAACCGAAGCTCGAAGTTGAAGCAATGTAATAACATCATTTCCACCTTGAACTTGTGCAGGGTCGTAAAGTCCTGTTACTGTAATTGTTCCACCTGTTTCTCCAGCTAAATATTCTTTTGCTGCTGAAGTGCTTGACTTTGTCGTGGCGTCCAACATATCGGCTGCCATCGAAAGCGAGGTGTCTGTTTCGGCTGCGACCCATGTTCCAGCGATGCGCAGTTGAATGTCTGTTCCGTTCTTTAAAGCCATAATTTTTTAATTTTTTAATTTTTTAATTTTGAACTACAATATATCTGAATCTTAATAATTTTCTAAATATTTTATTTTGGTCTGTTTCGTCTGTAATGTTAAAATTGTTATCAACTGACATTGCTATAATTTTATAACCTGTAATTGCAACATATCCCGAAAATGATGCTCGCATTATTGAAATAATTGAACTTGCAATATCATTCATTTGTTTTTGACTTCCTTGACCTTTATAAGCTGTTACTATTTCAATACCACAAGTTGAATTAAATATAAAAGTGTCTTTTGCTGAATCTTCAAAACCTGTTACATCTGAAATTTCTACATAAGGATATGAAGCGTTATGTGGGACAGCTGAGTAAACAGTCGCACCAACATTCCCATTTAACTGAGTGTAAAATGCTTCTTTTATTACTGTCCAATCTGGCAAAGTCATAGCCATAACTTATCCGTATTTATTTATAATTTCACTAATGCTGTTGATTTCCCTGAAAACATTTTTCTTAATGTTTTTAATAATTCGTCTTGTCGTTTCTCAAAAGCATTTGTTAATTTATGATGTCCAAAACGATGTGAACGTGTTTTTGTTCCAAACTCAATATATTCAGCATAATCAACATTTGTTCCTACTGCTGCTGATAATTCGCCTGGTGCTATTCTTAATCCTTTTAATGTTGAAATAAATGTATTTCCATCTTCATCTTTATAAGATTTTGACCTGCGTCTTGAATGAAAAAATGTAAATGAAGCCTTTAATCTCCCAGTGTCTTTTGGATAAACAGGGTCTTCTTTAACATCGGCAACAGTATCCATAGCTGCTTTAATAATCTCATTTCTGACTTCTGTTTTTATTTTCTTATTAGTCAAATCAAGATTTCTTAAAACACCAGCTAATCCCTCTGTTTCTATTCTTACGCCACCCATAATTTTATCTTACCGATTCTCTTGTCCACTTTGCCTGAATCACTGCACCCGTACAAGCGTTATCAATAATTTTCAGCTTAAAATATTTACTACCAGCAGTATTTGTCGGACCACCGAATGAAAATATCCTTGAACCCGATGCAGCATCAAGCGTAAATGACATATTTGCTGCATAATCAACAAACAAGCTGTCTGCATAATTTGATGTTTCAATCTCAGCCGTAGCATTAAGCGTTCCACCTGCCGTAGTCCAAGAAACATGGACAGAGTTATAATATTCCCTTGAAGTTGTCAAGGCTGCTGAAGAGCTATCTGCAATAGCTAAGTCGGTAAATACAACAACATCAGTTTTGTTGTTTTGACTAAATGCAAGCAATGGAAACAAAGCAATTAAAAATAATAATCTAAACTTTTTCATAAGCAATAATTTTGTATTGTTTTAAACTTTCGTCAATTTGTACAACAGAATGAACAGTTAATATTCTACTGTCGAATGTTAATATATTAGTTTCATCAATCGTGAAATCACCAATCGGGTAATTAATTACTATTTCATAGGGTTTGCCATTTGTTATTTGAGCAAATTCTAAAGCTCTGTTGCCTGTCATTGGTTTAATATTGCACCAAATTGTTGTTACAGTTGTTGGCGTTCCTTCAGTTGCACCACCACCTGAATCAGTTGTTGGATTAACTGATTTAACAATTAATTTGTTATTTAAATGTCCTATGTCAACGTAATCTTTCGCCATTTAAAATATTCTTTGTCTACAATAACCCGCTGTTTTCTGAATCGCTGTATGTGGAACGATTTGAATACCTGTCATCGTTGTATCTTTTCTATTTATATAATTTTCAGCAACAAGTGTCATAACTGCAATTTTCAAGTCATCTGGTACGGTTGCATGACCTGCTGTGTATTCAACACGAATAGGATAATAATTTGCAACATTACCGCCACGTGGAACACCGTCTGAACTATCAGCAGAGAAAAACAATGTTAAATCAGTCAGACCTTTTTTGTAATAATCAGTATTTAGTGTCAAAGCTGTTTCAGTTCCAATGTCATCAATTCTGTAAACATATTGAATCGAGATAATTGGCTGCATCGGAATAATAAATTCACGCAAATCACAAGGTCTATCACTCCATGCTTTCCATGTACTTGAAGCAATAGAAAAACCACCCATATCTTCAAGAAAACGCTGAGCTGAATAAATCAATTCCTCGACAATATTATCTTCATTAGCATCAGTACCATAATTGGTTTTCATATACAATTTTGCTTCTGCTGCTGTTACTGCCAACGATGTTGCAACATTTCTGACGACTTGTAAACCCATAATACTATTATTTGTTATG